AGCATTTGCACGAAAGAAGAAGATACAAGAGCAACAGAAAGAGATCATGTTAATGATTCGGTACGCGTACGGTGACGACGGCCTACGTGAGTTCCGTGAGTTAAAGAGAAAGATAGTAGAGGAAAGGAAAGACACCGTATACAGACAGCAAGAACTAAAAGAAAACATGCTTTTAAGTTTATTCGCTGTGGTACTTTCAGTAATTAGTTTTGGTTTACTTTCAGTAGTGGTAAAGGAAATTAAAGGATGAGCAGAACAGAAGAATTATTAGCACGCTTAGAAGGACACGAGAAGGAATGCCTTGTTCGTTATGAGATGATCCAACGTCAGCTTGATACAGCAACTAAGGACATCGCTAGTAACCGTCAAGCTGTTTTTGCTCTGTACCCTTTTATCCTTGGTGCTATTGTGTTTGCTGAGTACATACGATGATACAAACTCTTATTGGTCCAGTAGCAGATCTTGTTGGTGGTTACTTCCAACGTAAAGCTGAAGAGAAGAAAGCTGTCCATGAAGCTAAGATGGTAGCTATACAGCAGGACGGTAACTGGGAAAACATCCACGCTAACAATGCAGCTAACTCTTGGAAAGACGAATGGTTCACACTGTTGTTTTCAATACCGTGTGTACTAGCGTTCTTTCCTAGTATGGTTCCTATTGTTATGGACGGGTTTGCTGCCTTAGAAGCTATGCCTGAGTGGTACAAAGGTTTCCTTGGTGCGGCTGTAGCGGCATCGTTTGGCCTTCGTGGTCTGGCTAACTGGAAGAAATAACAATGTCTGATGACTTAACTCCAGAACAATACCGTAATTTATTGCGCGAGTTTTTAAACCAAAGAGGCGTTGGTGGTGGTGGTTTTGGCGGCGCTAGACCAGCCGCTCCTAGAGAATACGGTGTAGGTAATCCTCAAGGTTATGGCGGTGCTGTGATAGAAGCTATTCAGCAGGGTCGCCTTGCTGTTGATGCTGACGGTAACCTCATACCCGGACCAAACTTTGACCCTAATAACGAACAGGATAATTATCTTCTTGGTCGTTATCAAGCAGGTATGTTAACTGAAGATCCTGATCAGCCAGAACAACAAGGCGTTAGTGTAGAAGAGTTTGAGCAAATATTTGGTGAAGGTTTTATTACCGAAGAAATGGTTGAAGACGGAATGTATACAGATCCAGAAACAGGGATTGTATATGTAATTAACTTTCCTCCAGACTATCAAATTTCTGAAGATGCTGGCGGAGGTGGTGGTGGTGGAGAACCTGAACCTGAACCAAGCGGTGGTGTTCAGATAGGTGAAGATGATCAGTGGGTTTATCAAGGCAATGGTATTTTTAGAAGAGACTCTGATGGAGCTGTTATCGATGTAACAGACCCTGATAGTAGTTTTTATGATGATGATTTTGATCCAAACAACAATCCTTTTATTGTAGGTTCTATTTACGGCGGTCCCGGAAGAATAGGCGAGCCAGAGCCACAACCTGAGCCAGTAGAAGCATGTCCTCCCGGTACTGTATATAACGATTTGTTAGGTATTTGTGAAGTTGATTTAACAGTTCCTACAAAGGGTGATGCCCCAAGACAAGCCCCTGTTGAGCCTGAGCCTGTAGATCCTGACGACGGCGATGGAGATGGTGACGGAAATGGTGATGGTGCTGGCGACGGTGACGGAAATGGTGCTGGCGACGGTGACGGCGATGGTAACGGCGATGGCGATGGTACTGGAACCGGCGCTGGCGCAGGAGGGATGTTATCACCAGATGGGGCGTTTAAACCCTTCATGACTTCTATAGGCTACACACCTGTACAATTACAACAGCTTATTGCACCGCCTAAAAAAGATTACTTTAGAGAACTTGATGGGTTAATTGGTCGCAGTTTATTTGGGAAGATGCTTAAATGACGTATTTAAATTTAATGAACAACGTGCTGCGTCGTTTGCGTGAAGAAGAAGTAACAAGTGTTACAGAATCTACATACGCAAAGATGGTTGGTGACTTCATTAACGACGCTAAAGTAATGGTAGAAGAGTCTACTGATTGGTCTGCTTTACGTACTACTATTAGTATTAATGTTTCTACTGGCGATAATCAACACTCTTTGGCAGGGTGTGGTGACAACGTAAAAGTAATGTCAGCTTTAAATGATACTGAAAACTGTTACTTAGCTTATCAAACAAAAGACTGGTTTAACGAGCAACTTTATATTAACTCTATTGTTGACGGTTCACCTAGATACTACACCTTTGATGGTTTAGATGATAACGGTGACACTCAGGTACTTGTTAGTCCTCGTCCTAATGCATCTCAGACACTTAGGTTTGATGTTATTAAGCGACAAGCGGAGCTAACTGCTAACACCGACAACCTACTTGTGCCAGAGAAACCCGTGATTCATTTGGCTGTAGCGTTGCTTGCTCGTGAACGTGGTGAGACAGGTGGTACTTCTACTGCTGAATACTTTGCTATTGCAGACAAGTATCTATCTGATGCCATTGCTATTGATGCGGCAAAACATCCAGAAGAGATGATCTTTAGGACTATCTAATATGGCACAAGAACTTAAGAGTATTAATCTTGTAGCACCAGCCTTCAAAGGTATTAACACTGAAGACTCTCCTATTGCTCAAGACCCTTCGTTTGCGGAAATAGCAGACAACGCCGTTATTGATAAGCGTGGTCGTATTGCTTCTCGTAAAGGCCACACTGTTCTTACTACAGATAAAACGGCATTAGGCTCTGAAGCTGTTCGAGATGTTCACGAGTATAGAAACACCTCTGGTGCTACTACTGTTTTGTCTGTAGGCAACAACAAGGTAATGACAGGAACGAGTACCCTTACAGACATATCGTCCTCTATTAGTATCAGCGCAAGCAACTGGAAGATCGTAAACTTTAATGACAAAGCTTATTTTTTCCAGCGTGGCACACAACCTTTGGTATATGACGGCACGGTCAGTCCCGCTACTCTTACTCAACTAACAGGCATTACTGCGGCCCAATATGGTAATGAAGTTATATCTGCTTATGGTCGCCTTTGGACTGCAGACACAACCAGCAATAAGTCTACGGTTTACTGGTCTGATCTATTAATTGGTAATAACTGGTCTGGTGGTACTAGTGGTAGCATTGACATAGCTAAGGTGTGGCCTGATGGTTACGACGAGATTGTTGCTTTAGCCGCACACAACGGGCTGTTAATCATCTTTGGACAGCACAGCATTGTTGTTTATCAAGGTGCTGAAGCACCAGCAACCATGTCTCTTATGGACACTGTAGCTGGCGTTGGGTGTGTAGATAGAGACACTATCCAACATACGGGTACTGACGTGCTGTTTTTGTCACATACTGGATTGCGTAGCTTTGGCAGAACAATACAAGAAAAGTCTATGCCTATTAGCACACTGTCTAAAACCATTACTAAAGACATTATTGAGCTAATACAAGACGAGAATACCTCTTATCGAACAGTCTATAGCCCAGAAGAAAGCTTTTACTTGCTTACTTTTGTTGGTCAAAACACAACGTATTGCTTTGATTTAAGAGGCAATTTAGAAGATGGGTCTTTAAGAGCAACACGCTGGCCTAATTCTGTATTTACAGCGTATGAGCGGTTAGAGAACGGCAAGTTATATATAGGATCTACTAATGGAATTAGTGAATACAAAAGTTATTTAGATAATGGGTCGCCTTTCCGATTTAAATACTACAGTCCAAGCTTGACGTTTGGCGATCCCTCGCGTCTTAAGTTTATCAAGAAGATTAACCCTACGATTATTACGTCCAGCAATACAGACATCTTTATTAAGTTTGCTTATGACTTTAACACTAGCTACAGAAATACAACCTTTACTGTGCAGGGCGCACCCGTAGCAGAGTTTGGTGCTTCTGAGTACGTTTCTCTTTCTGAGCTTTCTGGCTTTACTATAACGTCTACTTTAACGAATGGGGTTTATGTTGTTGATAAATTCTTAGGTGACTTTTCTACTGCCCCTACAACCGGATCTGGTGGTGGGGCTTTGTTAAATGGTGATAGTTATTCTAATACTGTAGACGGAAAAACGTACGTTTACATTACAAATGCTTTTGTAGACATAGATACACTAACCGTGTCTGCATCTAAAGAGTTTACAGGAGGTGCTTCTACCACGCGTAAAGCATTAAACGCAGGTGGAAGTGGCTCTACAGTTGTTGTTGGCCTTGAGGCTGACATCAATGGAAGCGCATTGTCACTACAAGAAATTAATATATTGGCTTTAATAGGTAAAACAGTTTAATTAGGAGTAAGTAATGGACGAAGACGAATACAACATTGGAACACCATCTGATGTTCTTGGAGCGGGAGCCAGTACAGATGCTCCTACTCCAGAAGATCCCGGCTTTATGGATTTGTTTGGTGACTTCTTGTTTGGAGGAGGCGCTCAAGGTCTTGCCGGGCTTGGTCTTCTAACAGGCGCTTATAACAGACTTGGTGGTATAGGTGAGCGTGGTTTACAACTAGGGCAAGGTCTTGCTCAAACTCAGCTAGGACAGGCAGCGTTTAGACCTTATACTGTTACTACTGCTACAGGCGGTCAGTTTATGGCTGGTCCTGATGGTCAGTACACAATGGCCATGTCACCTGAAGAACGGGCTTTTCAACAACGTATGTTTGGCGGGGCTGGTGACTTCTTTGCTCAAGCTCAGGCTGATCCTAGACTACGTGAAGATGAGATCTACGGTCAAATTTCAGAAGCTTTGGCACCAGAACAACGTGCTAAACAGTTAGGTCTTGAAGAAAGACTTGCTGCACAAGGTCGTCTTGGTGTACGTACAGCAGAGTTTGGCGGTACTCCTGAAGCACTGGCTATGCAGAAAGCGCAAGCTCAACAGTTATCTCAGGCTCGTTTAGGCGCAGCACAGCAAGCACGTCAAGAACAAGCAGGACTATCTGCGTTAGGACAACAGTACTTGATGGGTAGTTACTTACCGCAACAACAGATGTTAGCTGCTTTCCAACCCGGACAAACAGCAGCGGCTCAACAACAACAAGCACAGTTGTACGGTACAGGTTTGTTTGGTGAAGCTACTGCTTCTGGTATTGACGCGTTGTTGGGTGCAGGTCTTGGACAGGCTAACTTGATGGGTGCTGCTGGTTCTGGTTTGTTGTCAGGCTTGTTTGCTAACCCAGAAGCTTCAAGCGGTTCTGAAGATAA